CGCCAAGTCGATGTCCATTACCGTTGAGTATGTGACTATGAAGGTAGCCCAGAACCCGAACTTTCGAGTACTGATAGTTTCCCAGACACAGCAGCTTGCGGCAGACTTTCTCTATGCTATCAAGCAAAGACTGACCCACCCGCAGTATGAACCGTTCCAGCAGGCTTACGCCGCCGGTGTCGGCTTTAATAGCAAGTCTGCAACGTGGGCCGCAACCCGCGTCACCTTTGGTGATGAACTGCGTGAGTCCAGCGAAAAGGACCCGAATATCGAGGCCGTTGGTATCGGTGGTCAGATTTACGGCAAGCGTGCCGATATGATCATTGTAGACGACGCGGTTACCTTAAAGAACGCTAACGAGTTTGAGAAGCAGATCCGCTGGTTGACCCAGGACGTGCGTTCTCGTCTGAACCCAACAGGTAAGTTAATTATTATTGGAACACGAGTTGCTTCCATTGACCTATATCGTGAGCTTCGCTCCGAAGACCGCTACCCAGGCGGTCAAGTACCTTGGACATATCTGGCTATGCCAGCACTGCTTGAAGCTGACGAAGACCCTGATAAGTGGGTAACACTCTGGCCCAAGTCAGATATGCCCTTTGATGGACAAAGCGAAGCAGATCAGGACGAGGATGGATTATATCCCCGCTGGAATGGTCGCAACCTTTACAACGAACGCCAAGCTATGGATGCAAGCACCTGGGCCTTGGTATACCAACAGCAAGATGTATCTGAAAACGCTGCCTTTGATCCGGTCTGTGTAAAAGGCTCTATTGATGGTATGCGTAAAGCTGGACCGTTAGTATCTGGTAGCCCTGGACATCCGCGAGATTTAAACGGCTTTAGCATTATCTGTGGACTTGACCCAGCTATGATTGGCGATACTGCGGCTATCTGTTACGCCATTGACCGAGCTACCAAGAAGAGATACATAGTAGATGCTATCAAGATTACTCGCCCAAGCCCAGCTGCTATCCGTAATCTTATCTTTGATTGGACATCCCTCTACTCCCCTTCGGAATGGATTATCGAAAAGAACGCCTTCCAATCCTTCTTAACTCAAGATGAAGGTATTCGTATGCACCTTGCTTCTAAGGGTATACAGTTCAAAGAGCACCACACAGGATCTAACAAGTGGGATAGTGGTTTTGGTGTAGCTTCTATGGCTACCCTCTTTGGTACCAAGCAGTTCGATGGTAAACACCATAGAGATAACCTAATTCACCTACCTAGTGATCAGACAGAAAATGTCAAGGCTCTTATCGAGCAGTTGATTACCTGGACTCCCACTACTAAGGGCAAGACCGATATGGTTATGGCTCTGTGGTTCTGTGAAATTAGAGCACGTGAGATGCTCAACTACGGTCAGTACGCAACGCACCACCTAAAGAATCCATTCTTATCTCGGCACGAGGTAGGTAAGCGAGCAGTCATCAACCTAGATGAAGCTTTCGCAGAACAAAACAATATGAGAGTAATCTAACTAGGAGATAACGATGCCAGCACCATTAGTAGGAGCAGCTGTAGCAGCTGCAGCACGCCTTGCAGCAAAGAAGCTTGGTCAAGAAGCAGCTAAGAAAACAGCAAAAAGAGTTGTCGCTAGAACAAAAGACAAACTTGAAGATAGTAAAGTTGCAAACAAAATTGCTAATACCAAGCCAGTAGTTAAGGCAAGCGAAGCTGTTGCTAAGAAGGTACAAGCTTCTCGTAATCAAAGACTTAAGAAGTCAGTTAACACTATTGCAGATCGCGCAGATAAGGCAAGAGCGGCACAGATTGCAAAGAACTCTGTAAAGACTAAGCCTAAAGGTCCAAACGCAACAGAAAGCGATGCAGCATTGCGACGAGCAATGGAAGCTCGTCGTATGCAAGAAATTAAATCTGGCAAATATGCTGAAGTTACTGGAAAAAATGTAAAAACAACAAAAATGGGAACAATTAAAATTAACTCAGCTCCAGCAAAGTCAGCAGACGCAGCAAAGAAAACGGCAGATGCAAAAGCTCTTAAGGCTGCCAACAAAAAGAAGAAGTAGGGACACCCATTGCTATCAGTTAAAGAAGTTGACGCTAAAGTATCGCGTCTGAAGACGCGCTCTGCAGCGCGTGATCAGCGGATGCGCGATGTCCTTTCCGTGCGTCAAGGCGATATCTCTAAGGTATTTCCTTCTATGTTTTCAGAGGACTATCCAAAGCCTTTGGTTGCAAACTTCATTGACGTAGCAGCACGTGACCTAGCAGAAGCAATGGCACCACTTCCATCCTTTAACTGCTCAGCAACCAATATGGTATCTGATGCGGCGCGTAAGATGGCAGATACTCGTACCCGCATTGCCAACTTCTATATTTCAAACTCTGATTTACAGATTCAGATGTATAACGCAGCTGACTGGTATAATACCTATGGCCTAGCTGTGGGTATGGTCGAGATGGACTATGACGATAACAACCCACGTATTCGTATGCTCAACCCATTTGGCCTCTACCCTGAGCTAGACCGCTATGGTCGTACCATATCGTTGACACAGGTTATCGTTACCGATGCTGAGTCACTAGCAGCGCAGTACCCAGAGTATTACGATCAGATACTAGGTCGCAACCAGTATCAGCTATCATCACCATATATCTCAATGGTGCGCTACCACGATAGAGAGCAAGACCTACTTTACTTACCAGAGCGTAAGAACCTAATTTTGTCACAGACCCCCAATGTACTTGGTAAGTGTATGGCTCGTACCGTAATGCGTTCATCCCTAGATGGTGAAGCACGCGGTCAGTTTGATGATGTGCTATCTGTACAACTTGCTCGTGCTCGCTTTGCAATCCTACAGATTCAAGCTGCTGAGAAGTCTATCCAAGCACCTATTGCTATTCCACAAGATGTACAAGAACTTGCTATCGGACCAGATGCGATTATGCGTACGTCTAATCCACAAGGCATCCGTCGTGTACCACTAGAGCTACCTGCAGGGGTCTTTACAGAGTCTGGTGTTCTAGAGCGCGAACTACGCCTTGGTGCTCGTTATCCTGAATCTCGTTCAGGAAACATTGACGCATCCGTTGTTACAGGTCGTGGTGTACAAGCACTACAGGCTGGTTTTGATACACAGATCAAGGCAGCACAAGCACAGTTTGCAAGACTCTTTTCAGAACTCACCAGTATCTGTTTTGAAGCAGATGAGAAGATTTTTGGTGGTATCCCTAAGACAATCAAGGGAAGCGATGACGGCACACCTTATGTGCTCAAGTACATCCCTTCTCGTGATATCAAAGGCGAGTACGGAGTAGATGTCCGTTACGGCATTATGTCTGGTATGGATCCTAACCGCGCCATTATCGCTTTACTACAAATGCGTTCAGATAAGCTCGTATCGCGTGACTATGTACGTCGTGAGATTCCTATGGATCTAAACGTTACACAGGAGGAACAACGTGTTGATATTGAAGAGATGCGCGATTCTTTGCGCGTTGCTGTTGCTCAGTACGCTCAGGCGATACCGGCACTCGCGGCGCAAGGCCAAGACCCTTCACAGATTATCAACCGTATCGCGGCTGTTATCCAAGGTCGCCAAAAGGGACAAGCACTAGAGAACATTATTGAAAAGGCATTTATGCCAGAACCAGCACCAACCCCAGAGATGCCACCTATGGCACCAGGTATGGAGCAACAGATTCCAGCAGCAGGTGTGGCCCCCGCATCTGCCTCGCAGCCAACTCAGGATAATCAAGCTGGTACGGCCCCTGCTGCTGGTCAACGTCCCGATATAGCCCAACTACTAGCCGGCATTACCGGTGCAGCATAAACGAGGGAGGTGTAAATATGAACAAAGGATCTCGCGCAGCAGCGCCAATGTCAAAGCCAGTTGAAGGCAAGAAAGATACTTCAAAGCCAGCAGGCGGAAAAGTAATGCCATCAATGATGCCAGCAGGCCGTCGTGGTACAGCAGTAAAAAAAGGCTAATAAACTTTAAGGAAAGGCGTGCTGGGTGATGAACGAAAAAGATTATATACCTCGCCCAGTGCGCCCCTTTGATTTTGTTGTAGTAGGTGCAGGCTTTTTACACAACTTAGCACAATCATTAGAAACACTAACTGGTGAACTAATGGAACTATCAATCTATCATTCTAACCATAAGACTCAATCCAATAGAGCGTGGGAAGATATGACCGCAGACTTAGAGAAATTACAGGAGGACACACAGTGAGTATGATGAATCCACTTGCAGGTCCAGCAGGTCCTGGCAAGTTTTCCACACGTACAGACAAGCTAGAGCTAGGCTCTACAGCATATGGTGAAGGCGTTGAGACGCAGGCTATCAAGTCAGGTGCTCCGCTTGCAAAGACTGGCGATGTACGAGGCATACCAGCATCAGAAGTACGAGAAATAGCACAAGAGCCAGTTACAGAATTATTTGCTCCATCTGCCTACCCAGATCGTGACATTATGTATGGCAACAAGATTGGTCCAGGTCCTGACGCTTCAATTCTTGCTGGAGTAAAGCCTGTAGAAAAGATTTCAGATACACTAGCCAAGATGCTTCCATTCGATACAACAGGTGAAATTACAATTCTTTACGAACAAGCCGTATCAAGAGGACTTTAATGTCAGGCCAAAATCTAAAGATAGCGGCAATGCAAGCTCAGCTTAATGATAATGAAAAGAACCAAGTTGATTCTTTATCTAAACTTGTAGACACTCATAAGTCATTACTTGACCTACCTGCTAAGCAGGCTGTACAGAAGTATTCACAGTTACCTCAAGGACAGAAGGATGCGCTTGTAGCATTTAATGGAACTGAACCTGAGAAGAAGCGTGGTTTCTGGGGAAGTGCTTGGCACTACACAGGTGGCGCTGCATTAGAAGGATTGCAAGAAGCCTCTGACTTTATGACACGCCTTTATCGTTTTGGTAAAGTAGCAGAACAGCTAGAGGGAGCACAGCCTGGTAACCAATACAAAGGTTTATCTGGCCTCAAAGCCGCTTGGGAAGCAACTGGCGACAACGGTGAGAATGTATTTGACCAAGGCCGTATTGAAAAAGCTAAAGCTAAGTTTACTCCTGATCGCATTAGCGTTGCTATCAAGGCATCTTCTGGCGTTCCGCTAGATGAGATTATCGCCACTGGTACAGAAGCTGAAAGACAGATTGCGGTTAAGGCTTCTAAAAACCAAGACCCATTATTCCAAGATGCTTATGACGCAGTAGCTGCTGCTAAGTTTTCTCCTGGTCGTCAGGTTGCAAATATTCTTCCTGAATCTCTTGAGGGAACAGGTTTTCTCTATAAGGGAATCTCAGGTACTGTAGACGCTTTATATCGATTCCGTACCGATCCACTACTTATTCTTGGTAAGGCTAAGCAAGCCTACGATGCTGCTAACTATGCCTTGCTAAAGATTGTTGGCAATCCTCAAAAGCTTGACGAGGCTTTTACTAATCCTAAGATAGTCGGATTCTTTGATGAATACGGTAAAGAACTTAGCAACCTTAAGACAGCACGTACATCTAAAGATATCAAAGCAGCAACAGATGCGTCAATTCGCCTTAAGCGTATTGCTCCAGAGTTTGGCCCAGCTGCTATTGATGAGTTTATCAGAGCTGGCGTCAAGGACGCACCTACTGCTAAGAACTATCTAGCAAATATTGTAGATGTAAAGAAGATTCTTGCAGGACAACCTGCTCGACAGACTCCATTGATTCCACGCCTTGATGCAGCACGTAAAGCACGTATTGCTTTCTACACCGGTGCAAGCAAGGTAATTGATATTGATAAGTCAGGCCGTAAGATTGTGGCTGCTTTGTATGGTTCAGAGCCACAGTATGCAGATATTGCTACTGGTTTGAATGAAACTAGCCTATTAAGAGATGTAGCATTTCAAGCAGGATTGAAACCTGAAGATATTAAAAATAGAATTGCTGAATTAGAAGGATTTATCTCTAAGGTCAAAGGCCCTACTGGTGCTATACGTATGCCACTTGATGTTATCCAAGGTCGTATAGATCGCTTTGCTGCTAAGTTTACAACTATCCCATATTTCAAGGATGGCTTCTTTGATGTAATGTCTGATAACGCATCAGACCAGGTATATCGAGTAGCGCGTCTTGCCAACTCTCGTTATCACAGCAAGATGATTGCCGAAGCATTTGCAGCAGGATCAGAAGGTCAGCGCAAGCAAATTTTTATAGGTCTTTGGAATACAGTTGCAGAGATTCGTGGAGTATCAAAGGCAAAAGCTGGCAAATCTTATATGGACCAGTTTGCAGGCAAAGGTCTTGAGAAAAAATATGCAGCAGATATTGTTGTAGACGGAGTAAACAAGGGTAATCCAGCACAGTTCGGTGATCAACAACTAGCCTTATTCCCATATCAGCTATCTTCAGGTATAGCTGTACCAAAGATTACTGATTTAGATAGATTAGCGGTTCGTTCTGGAATTATTAACAGAATACTTGGTCTATCGCACCAGCGTTGGGCTGACACACTTTTATCTGGTTGGGTTCTTGGAACTCTAGCAGGTCCACGTTTCGTTATTCGTAACGCAACAGAAGATTTGATGGCACATATGGCTATC